GGACTGATATGAAAATTGGGAAAACAGCTTATACAGATGATTATGTTATGTATAATGGTAAAAAGTTTCCTAGAAAAGACGTTAACGGTCTTGATTCAATACTTATTGATGGAGAGTGGAAAGAAGCTGGTTGGGATGGATTCCCTTGGGAATATGACGCAAATAATGGAAACGTATAAAATAAAAATAATATGAGTATATTAGGAACAATATTTTCAGGTGGAGCTAAAGATCTTGTAGAAGGCGTTGGTGGAGTTATAGACGATCTACACACATCGAAAGAAGAGAAGCTTGAAGCTGAACAGAAAATTAAAGAGTTAGTGGCCTCTTATCAAAGTTCACTAGAAAAAGAAATATCAACAAGATGGGAAGCAGATATGAAGTCTGATTCTTGGTTAAGCAAAAATGTTAGACCACTAGTTTTAATATTTTTAGTTATATCAACAGTATTATTAATATTTATTGATGCTGGTATAATTAACTTTGTAGTTGAAGCTAAATGGACTGATCTATTACAATTAGTATTAATAACCGTGATCGGTGCTTACTTCGGTGGTAGATCACTAGAAAAAACAAAAAAATAAAATTATGGCACATAATATGGCTCAAATAGATATAGGTCAAGCTGGTGGGGCTTACTTAGATGACACAGGCGCTTTTACACCACCTACTGGAAAAGTAATAGTCGCTATAAATGTAGTAGCTGCTGATACTAGCTTTACTACATTAACACCAGCAAATGACGTTGGTAATTATTATCCTGGTACAGCCGTAACAGCTACGGCAGCTGGTAACGGAGCTAATGCCGAGGCTATAGCATCGGGAGATGACTTTCCAGCTGGACAATGGATATACGGTAGGTTTTCAGCTTGCACTTTAGCTGATGGCGCTGTATTCTTGTACTTCGGAGAAGAATAAAAATAAATTAAATTAACTTAAATTAAATAAAATGGCAAAGAACACAACTAAGAAAATTAAAGAGTTGAAGAAGGAAAAACCTTCTAAAATTACAAATGAAGAATTAAATAAAGTACAATCAGTAATTAATGATATCAATAGAGCACAATTAGAAATTGGAACTTTTGAAAGTAAAAAACATAGTATTTTACATCATGTAGCTAAATTACAAGAGCAATTAGGTGAGATGCAAATTGAGTTTGAAAAAATTTACGGTACATCTGATATTAATATTCAAGACGGTACTATAAATCATTCAAAAGAAGATGTCAAAACTGATTAGAAAAATTACCGTAGGTAAAGATTATAAAGAAAACGCTATGCATTATGCTGTTGGTCAAGATGTTTATGGTGGACACAAAATATCAGATATTATAGAAGAAAAAGATAAATATTCTATATATATCAAAAAGAATAAAGATGTGTTGCCTTGGAAAGACTTCAATAAAAACATGGCTATATCTATAGAATATAACTTAGAATATTAATGAAAGCGCCTTTTGACTTTGTTATAGAGCCAAAGGGAAATAGATATAACAATACTAAAAAAGTTGGTGATAGAGATCTTATATTAAATACTGAAATATCTAATCACGAGTTTGTAAATAGAGAGGCTATTGTTAAATCAGTTCCTACAGCTTTTGAAACGGAAATAAAACCTGGAGATACTATTATAACGCACCACAATGTTTTTAGACGTTGGTTAGATATTAGGGGTGAAGAAAAGAATAGTAAAAGTTATTTTAATGAAAATACTTATCTTGTAAAAGAAGATCAAATATTTTTATATAAAAGAAATAATAAATGGAAGGCTCCAAAAGGATATTGTTTTATACAACCTATAAAAGAAAGAAAGCAATTAGAGGTAGATCAAGAAGAGTCGTGTATTGGTATTGTTAAATATACTGATGGTTCTTATAAAAAAGAAGACTTAATAGGTTTTACTCCATTTTCAACTTATGAGTTTATAATCGATGGTAAAAGATTATATAGAGTTATGACTAAATTTATTACAATTAAATATGAATACCAAGGAAACGAAGAAGAATATAATCCAAGCTGGGCAGAAAGCAGTAGAGGAATTAATTAAAGTAGCTAAAGAACCTATTGTAGATTCAGATGATGATATATCAGCAGATAGATTAAAAAACGCTGCGGCTACTAAAAAACTAGCTATATTTGATGCGTTCGAAATACTCACAAGAATCCAAGAAGAAGAGAATTTACTTAATGGTAAAACACCTGAAGAGAAAAAAGAAAAGGTTTTTAAAGGATTCGCTGAAGGTAGATCTAAGTAATGTACGAGCAAACATTAGTTAAAACTGTAGAGCCTATAAAAAAAACCACGATTACTAGAATGAATCGAGGTAAAAAGTGGAAATATGGTTATAATAAAGAACACGATTTAATCGTTCTTTCTCGCAATGGTATTATAGGTGAAATTATAGAAATACAAAATTTAATTATAGCGCTACCTAAACCGCCAAAAGAAATATATAAACACCCTAACAACAAGTGGGTGAGACAAGAATACCCTAAAGCACTTAGTCGCATAAAGAATATATTTGATTGGAGGGGTTATCCGGAAGATCAGAAAGAAAAATGGTACGATTATATAGACCAAGAGTTTCAAAGAAGGGAAGAAGGTTTTTGGTTTGTGAACAATGGTAAACCAACCTGGATAACCGGTACGCACTATATGTATTTACAATGGAGTAAAATAGATGTGGGTGCTCCAGATTATAGAGAAGCAAATAGATTGTTTTATATATTTTGGGAGGCATGTAAAGCAGATAAAAGATGTTATGGTATGTGTTATCTTAAAAATCGTAGATCTGGATTCTCTTTTATGTCTTCAGCTGAAACAGTGAACTTAGCCACAATATCAAGTGACGCTAGATATGGTATATTATCTAAAACAGGTGCTGATGCTAAAAAAATGTTTACTGATAAAGTCGTTCCAATTAGTGTTAATTATCCATTCTTTTTTAAGCCTATTCAAGATGGTATGGATAGACCTAAAACAGAATTAGCATATAGAGTTCCAGCTAGTAAATTTACAAGAAAAAAGATCACTGCAAACGAGCAAATAGAAGATATACAAGGATTAGATACTACGATTGATTGGAAGAACACTGGAGACAATAGTTATGATGGAGAGAAATTAAATCTTCTAGTACATGACGAAAGTGGGAAATGGGAGAGACCTGATAATATATTAAATAACTGGAGAGTTACAAAAACATGTTTACGATTAGGTAGCAGGATCGTTGGTAAATGTATGATGGGCTCTACTTCAAACGCACTAGATAAAGGTGGAGACAATTTTAAAAAATTATACAACGCATCCGATGTCACTGAAAGAAATAGAAATGGTCAGACAAAATCTGGTTTATACTCTTTGTTTATCCCAATGGAATGGAACTATGAAGGATTTATTGATGAGTATGGACTTCCAGTATTTGATAATCCTGACTCAAATGTCATCGGGCCAGATGGTGAACTAATAGATTATGGCATTGTAGAACATTGGAACAACGAGGTAGAGGGTTTAAAATCTGATCAAGACGCGTTGAACGAGTTTTACAGACAATTTCCTAGAACTACTGAACATGCCTTTAGAGATGAATCTTTAAACAGTATATTTAATTTAGTTAAAATATACGAACAAATAGATTATAATGAAGGTATAGGAAATTCTTCAGTAGTATCTACAGGTAATTTTCAATGGGTTAATGGTATAAAAGATTCTCAAGTTATATTTTATCCAGATCCAAAAGGACGATTTAAAGCAAGTTGGTTTCCACCATCGCATATGCAGAATAAAATTGTGGTGAAAAATGGCATTAAGTATCCAGCTAATGAACATATGGGGGCTTTTGGTTGTGATAGTTATGATATATCAGGAACGGTTGATGGAAAAGGATCTAATGGTGCTTTACACGGATTAACTAAATTTAGCATGGAAGACTGTCCTCCAAATCATTTTTTCTTAGAATATATAGCTAGACCCCAAACTGCTGAGATATTTTTTGAAGATGTTTTAATGGCTTTAGTGTTTTATGGCATGCCCATGCTTGCAGAGAATAATAAACCTAGATTATTATATCATTTAAGAAGAAGGGGTTATAGAGGTTACTCTATGAATAGACCAGATAAACTTTGGAATAAATTATCTGTAACAGAAAAAGAAATAGGTGGGATACCAAACTCAAGCGAAGATATAAAACAAGCCCACGCTGCGGCTATAGAAATGTATATACAAGATCAGGTTGGTCATCTTGGTGACGGAAATTATGGTAATATATATTTTAATCAAACTTTAAACGATTGGAGTAGATTTGATATAACAAAAAGAACAAAGTTTGATGCAACAATAAGCTCTGGATTAGCTATTATGGCTTGCAATAGACATTTGTATAGACCGAACGCAAAAATAGAGAAACAAAGTTTAAACATAAATATCGCGAAGTATACCAATACTGGAAACGCGTCTAAAATAATAAAATAAATATGGCAGAGTCTGTTATAAATAATAATTTTCCTAGTCAAGCAGTTCGTGATGCAGAAAAAATAAGTCACGATTATGGTCTTAAAATAGCAAAGGCTATATCAAGAGAATGGTGGGGAGGTGATAATGCGCGTGTTAACAATGCGAGTAGATATAGAAGTAGAGAGAATGATTTTCATAGATTAAGATTATATGCACGTGGAGAACAGTCAATTCAAAAATATAAAGACGAACTATCTATAAATGGTGATTTATCTTACTTAAACTTAGATTGGAGACCAGTACCGATTATACCAAAATTTGTAGATATTGTAGTAAATGGAATGGCTAATAGAACTTATGATATAAAAGCTTATTCTCAAGACCCATATGGGATGGCTAAAAGAACAGAGTACATGCAATCTGTGCTTGCGGACATGAGAGGTAAAGATATTAGAGATTTCGCAGAAGAAGCTTTTGGAATTAATCTATATAGAAACGATCCTGAATCTCTTCCTGAAACAGAAGAAGAATTTGAATTACATATGCAGTTAAGTTATAAGCAAGCTGTAGAAATAGCTGAAGAGCAAGCTATAAATGTTCTTTTAGATGGTAGTAGATATGAATTAATAAAGAAAAGATTTTATTATGATTTAGCCGTTTTAGGAATGGGGGCCGTAAAAACATCTTTTAATCATTCAGAAGGAGCTATCGTTGAGTATGTTGATCCTGCTAATTTAATACATTCACATACTGATTCGCCTTACTTTGACGATATCTATTATGTTGGCGAAATAAAAACAATACCAATTAACGAATTAGCAAAACAATTTCCACATTTAACAGAGTCAGATTTAGAAGAGATAGTAAGTAAAAATTCTAATAATAGTTATAGAAGCAAAGACTTTGATTCAGATAAAAATCTTATAGATATAGTTTATTTCAATTATAGAACTTATATGAATGAAGTTTATAAAATGAAAGAAACCGCAAGTGGCGCAGAAAAAGCTATTGAAAAAGATGACACTTTTAACCCACCAGAAAATTTAGAAGGAGAATACAATAAGTTAGAGCGCTGCATAGAAACTCTTTTTGATGGGGCTTATGTATTAGGTGCTCAAAAATTACTTAGATGGGAAATCGCAAAAAATATGATGCGTTCTAAAAGTGATTATAACAAAGTCAGAATGAATTATTCTATTGTAGCTCCTAGAATGTACGAAGGTAGAATAGAATCTTTAGTTAGTAGAATCACTGGTTTTGCAGATATGATTCAATTGACACATTTAAAATTACAGCAAGTGATGTCGCGTATGGTACCAGATGGTGTGTATCTTGACGCTGATGGACTTGCTGAAATTGATTTAGGAAACGGTACTAACTACAATCCACAAGAAGCTTTAAACATGTTCTTCCAAACTGGATCTGTTATAGGTAGAAGCTTCACAAGTGAAGGTGATATGAATCCTGGTAAGGTACCTATTCAAGAAATACAATCTGGAAGTGGAGGACAAAAATTACAGTCATTAATCGGTAATTATAATTATTATCTACAAATGATAAGAGACACAACCGGATTAAACGAAGCCAGAGACGCAGCTTCTCCAGATCCAAAAGCATTAGTAGGAGTGCAAAAAATGGCTGCTGCTAATTCAAACACAGCAACTAGACATATATTACAATCAGGATTATTTTTAACAGCTGAAGTTGCGGAAGCTTTATCTCTTAGAATATCTGATATTTTAGAATACTCTCCAACAAAAGAAGCTTTTATAGAAAAGATAGGTGTTCACAACGTTGGTACGTTAGACGAAATGTCAGAATTATACCTATATGATTTTGGTATATTTATAGAATTAGCGCCAGACGATGAAGAAAAAGCTATATTAGAACAAAATATTCAGGTAGCAATAGCTCAACAAGGTATAGATTTAGAAGACGCCATTGATCTTAGAGAAATAAGAAACGTAAAACTAGCTAATCAACTTTTAAAAATAAGAAGAAAAAAGAAACAAGATAGAGATCAATTACAAGCGATGCAAATGCAACAAGCGCAAGCACAAGCGCAGGCGCAAGCACAACAAATGGCTGCTCAAATAGAAGCTCAAAAACAGCAAATGATGACACAATCTAACGCTCAATTAGAACAAGTGAGATCACAAATGGGTATGCAAAAACTTCAAATGGAAGCGCAGATAAAAATGCAATTAATGGAACAAGAGTTTCAGTATAACATGCAGTTAGCTCAAATAGAATCTGGTGGTAAAAGAGAAATGGAGAAGATGAAAGAAGATCGTAAAGATGAGAGAACAAAAATACAAGCATCTCAACAGTCGGAATTAATCGAACAAAGATCTAGTAAAGCTCCACCGAAAGATTTCCAACGAAAAGAACAACGAGTAGAAGAAGGTATTAGAAGAAGAACCCCAGCTCAATTTGAATCTGCTGGAAACGATCAAGTGACAGGTGGTGTAGACACAGGGGGATTTGGTCCTGAAATGGGACAATTTGGACCTCAATAAAACAAATTATTAACTATTATTATATTATATTATGGCAAAAACAAAAGAAGAACCAATCGTTGATAACGAGGTTGGTTCACTAAAAGTAAAAGAAAAACAAAAGAAACAACCTGATGGTAACGAGACAAAAGGTAATGTTACCGAGGTAAAGGAAAAAATGAAAATGGAACCTGTGGTTGAGAAAGAATCTATAACCAAGGTTGATTTGAATCAATCTTCAAAAGAAGAATCAAAACCAGAATCAGAACCAGAATTAGAATCAGTCGAACCTTTAGAGGAGATAACAGAAGATTCAACAAAAGAAGATTCGATAGAGAAAGATAAAGTTGAGGATAGTAATGATTCTATATTAGAAGAAGTAACAGAAGAAGCTAAAAAACTAGAAGAAACTGTAACAGACGCTATTATTGAAGCTGATGAAAAAAACGAAGAACTTCCAGAAAATATTCAAAAATTGTTGAAATTTATGGAAGATACAGGTGGTGATCTACAAGATTATGTCAGTTTAAATAAAGATTATTCAGAACTTGATAATAATTCCTTATTAACCGCATATTATAAACAAACAAGGCCTCATCTAAACGAAGAAGAAATTGATTTTTTAATGGAGGATCAATTTTCTTTCAACGAAGAAGAAGATGAAGCTGTAGATGTTAAAAGAAAAAAATTAGCTTTGAAGGAGCAAGTTGCCGAAGCGAAGCAACACTTGGAAAGTGTAAAATCCAAATATTATGAAGATATCAAAGCAGGAAGTAAGTTAACTTCAGAACAACAAAAAGCTATAGATTTCTTCAATAGATACAACAAGGAATCAAAAGACAATAAACAAACTGCTGAAAAACAAAAATCTAATTTTTTAAGTAAAACTAATCAAGTATTCGATGATAACTTTAAAGGGTTTGAATATAATGTTGGAGAAAAGAAATTTAGATTTAATGTTAAAGATCTC